AAGATGGAAGTTGCTCAACACGAGATTGTAGCCGATACTGAAGAGGATTATATTTATTCAAGGGATAAGATTAAAGACCTCATTGCAAAGTCCGAAGAAGCGATTGATACCATGATGGCTTTATCACAAGAGACTGAACATCCTAGAGCATTCGAAGTTCTTTCGGGTATGTTTAAGACTACTACTGATATGATGGATCAACTTATAACTTTACAAAAGAAAAGAAAAGAGTTAACTCAAGGAGAAAATCAGAAAGTTACCGCTTCTGGTAACACCACAAATAATGCAATCTTTGTTGGTTCTACAACTGAACTACAAAAGTTTTTGAGTAAAAATAATAATGCTGATTAATGGAGAAAAAGGTTACCTCGGGAATAATTTAGTTAAACGCGATGGTATACAAGATAGCTTTACAAAAGAGGAAGTTTCTGAGTATGTAAAGTGCATGAAGGAACCAGTTTACTTTGCCGAGAAGTATATTAAAGTAATATCACTTGATGATGGATTGGTTTCATTCAAGCCTTACGATTATCAAGAAAGAATGTTTAATCATTTTAATGATAATAGATTCTCTATTGTTCTAGCCTGCCGCCAATCTGGTAAATCTATCAGTACAGTCATCTATATTCTATGGTATGCGATCTTCCACCCAGAAAAAACGATTGCTATTCTAGCCAATAAAGGCGCTACCGCAAGAGAGATGTTATCTCGTGTTACACTTGCCCTTGAGAATCTTCCATTCTTTCTTCAGCCAGGATGTAAGGCATTGAATAAAGGTAATATAACCTTTGCGAATAATACAAAGATCATTGCAGCTGCTACATCAGGTTCTTCTATTCGTGGTCTATCTGTTAATCTTCTATTCCTTGATGAGTTTGCTTTCGTTGAAAATGCGGCAGAGTTCTATACATCAACCTATCCTGTTGTTTCGGCTGGTAAAGAAACAAAAGTGATTATAACATCAACCGCTAATGGTGTTGGAAATGTATTCCATCGATTATATGAAGGTGCTATACAGAAGAGAAATGAATTCAAAGCATTCAGAGTTGATTGGTGGGATGTGCCTGGTCGAGATGAGAAATGGAAAAAGCAGACCATAGCAAATACATCGGAGATTCAATTCGAACAAGAGTTTGGAAATAACTTTCACGGTCGATCCAACACTCTCATATCTTCTGATATCATTCTTGGCTTAATGCCTGAAGAACCCGAAGAGTTTAAAAATAACATATCTTACTATGAAAAGCCTGAAGAAGGAAGCACATATGTGATGACGGTGGATGTTTCGAAAGGACGAGGACAAGACTATTCTACATTCAGTGTGATAAAAGTAGAGAAAGAACAATTCAAACAGGTGTGTGTATTTCGTGATAATATGATTTCACCAATGATCTTTCCAGATATCATCGTAAGAGTCGCGAGGTTATACAATGAAGCAATTGTTATCATTGAAAATAATGATGTCGGTACTGTCGTATGTAATACAGTTTACTATGATTATGAATATGAAAATACATTTGTTCAATCAACCATTAAAGCCGGTGGCATAGGTGTTACAATGTCGAAGAGAATCAAGCGAATTGGTTGCTCTAATATGAAAGATTTGATTGAACAAGGTAAATTAGAAATAGTTGACTCAGAAACCATTTCAGAAATATCAACCTTTGAATCAAAGGGCACTTCATATCAGGCATCTGGGGGTAACCACGATGATTTGGTTATGAATATAGTTCTATTCTCATGGTTCATTTCATCCGATGCTTTTGCAGATATATTGGATATGGATTTAAAATCATTACTTTATCAAGACCGGATCAAAGAGATTGAAGATGATCTATTACCTTTCGGTTACCATGATGATGGGATTAATAATGGTTCTAATACACACGATGAAATCGTCAAGGAGCACAGAAAGTGGATGGACATCTGAAAGACCGCATATTTATAAATATATTCGTGTGAATTGACATTTTCTTATTATTTTTTCAACAATCTTATTATTCAACTAAAACAAAAACTGAAAGACAATTATGGGTTTTCAAGTATCGCCTGGAGTCGAGGTTAAAGAAATCGACTTAACAAACGTCATACCCGCAGTATCTACATCTATTGGTGGATTCTCTGGGTATTTTAAATGGGGACCGATTAACGAAATCAGTCTCCTTTCATCGGAAAAAGCACTCCTACAAAAATTTGGCACACCAGATAGTTCTGTACTATACGCTGATCCATTTTTCCAAGCGGCATCATTCCTAGAGTATGGTGAGGCTATTAAAGTAGTTCGTGCTGGTAATTCCACAAACTTTTCAAATGCGACCGATAATGGTGGTGCTGATAGCTTCAAAGTCACAAGCATATCCGTCGGCGCTCTAGTAGATGGTGCATATAGTGGTAGAACCGTTGGTACAGCCAACGATTTTGCTTTTAGTGTCACTGGAGGTGTACCTACAATCGACACCAATGTTTCCTTGGCTGATGTGCCTGTTAGTGGCGCTTTGGTTATCGCTGATGCGGATAGTAAATCATTGAGCGCTCTCACAATCAGCACGACGCTGCCAGCCAACGTTGTCTACCGTAGTATCGGTTCATTCACCTATGAAAAAGAGATCGATGGCAAGAGTTATTCATTCACTAAGGATACGGATGGTAATATCACCATCCTTGCGAATGAAGTAACTGGAGTTTCTGCAGCTAATCAAATAGCTTCATTTGATTTCAGTGCACCTACAAGCACAACTTCGCTGGACTCGCCATTTGCGGTGACTGAGACTGATACAACCGTAACTGTTGATGTTACCTATGTACAAGATAGTTACACCACTCAGTTGACCTTTGATGGTATTACTGATAATGGTGTTTATATCCCCAATGAGACTTACTTCGAAGACATTCCATTCAATACAGATGGTGGCACTTTCGCCGCTAAATATGCTGGTGTTGCTGGTAATGGCTTAAAGGTGTATGCTCTTGGCGCCACTTCATTCGCTACGGTTAAAGCCGCTGTCGATGCTTCTCCTAGTACAGCTACTGGTGAAGAAACTGCAGTTTATAATTCCTTCGATCTTGCACCAGACCAAGACGAAATTCATGTCGCAGTTGTTGATGTCGCTGGTAACTTCGGTGTCCCTGGTTCGGTGATTGAAAAATTCACTGGACTTAGCATCAGCAAGACTGCTAAGACAGATGCTGGCGCAACAAACTACATCAAGAATGTAATCAACACAAGATCTAGATATATCTACCTTATTAAAGGTGATACAAGTGCTTATACTGAAGAAACATTCGATGGCACAAGTGCTGGTGAATTTACTCTCAGTGGTGGTACTGAAGCCTCTACTCTTGTCGAGAATGATATCCGAGGCGGACTTGATCTTCTTGCTGATACTGAAACAGTAGATGTAAATCTCATCTTCTCTCAGATCGGAGCAACTGGAGCTGGTCTTCAGAACCACGCTCATAAGATTGCCTATGAAAGAAAAGATGCAGTTGCATTCATCTCTCCACCTAAAGCAGCCACAGTTGGTTCCACAACTCCATTAGCAGATGTGATTTCCTTCAATGATCTCATCACTAATCGTGGTGTAGAAGGTTCTTATGGTGTAATTGATTCTGGCGCAGTTTATATCTACGATAGATATAATGATGTTTACAGATTCATACCTGCAAATGGTCACCTCGCTGGTCTTTGTGCTAACACAGATGATGTTGCAGAACCTTGGTTCTCACCTGCAGGATTCAATCGTGGTGGTTTCAGAAGCATCGTAAAATTGGCATTCAATCCTACAAAGGTTCAAAGAGATGAGCTTTACAAGGTTGGAATCAATCCTGTTGCTTCATTCCCAGGTCAAGGCACCGTTCTTTTCGGTGATAAGACTGCACAATCAAAACCATCCGCATTCGATAGAATTAATGTTCGTAGACTGTTCATCGTTCTTGAGAAGGCTATTGCAACCGCTGCTAAATTCCAGTTGTTCGAATTGAATGATGAATTCACTCGTGCGACATTTAGAAATGCTGTTGAGCCATTCTTGAGAGATGTTCAAGGTAGACGTGGCATCACCGACTTCATGGTCGTATGTGATGATACTAATAATACAGGTGAAGTAATCGATACTAATCGTTTCGTTGCTGATATCTATATTAAACCCGCTCGTTCAATCAACTTCATCACTCTGAACTTCATTGCGACGAGAACTGGAGTAGATTTCTCAGAAGTTGCTGGTTTATCCAATGCTTAATTATATAAATAAAAGAA